AGGACATGGTGCAGATATATACAGAGAGTTGGGAGCATATAATGTTCTTTTATATTCTAGAATTGAAAACGATAATGAAAATCCAGATTTTATAACTGGAAATCAAATTGCTAGAATTGGAGTCGTTGAAAATCCAGAACAGTTTGGATCATCTTCTGTTTTGACATTGGACAAAGCATCTGCAGTTGGTGCCCTTAGATTAGTTGGAACAGGATATAGCACTGCAACTTTTACAGCAGACTCTTACTTTGTCCAAACAGTTGGAACTGGTGTGACTGCTGTAGGTAGAGTTGTTAGTTATGATCAGACCACTGGAGTTTTGAAGTTTTGGCAAGATAGAAGTTTGGCCGGGTTTAATACAGTTGGAACCGCTCAAACTCAACCTCAATATGGATTTGAGTTACAGGAGTTTACATCTACACCTTCAGGAAGTGGTAGTTTAACAATTACACCTTCTTCTGGGTCTAACTTAACTATTGATTCCAACTTTACTGGTATATCTACCATAATAAATAATCGTACATACTATCTTGGTCAGAGTTTTACGAATGGTATTGCCAATCCTGAGGTGAAAAAGCACTCTGGAAATATTATCTACGTTGACAATAGACCATCTATTACCAGATCGTCGAACCAAAAGGAAGACATAAAAGTTATTTTGCAGTTCTAAAAAATTATGCCACAGCAGACGAATCTTAACGTAGCGCCATATTTTGACGATTTTGATCCCGCTAACGATTACCACAAGGTATTATTTAAACCTGGTTATCCTGTTCAGGCAAGGGAATTAACTTCCTTACAATCAATCCTGCAAAATCAGATTGAACGATTTGGGCAACACTTCTTTAAAGAAGGGTCTAAAGTAATTCCTGGAAATACTTCTTATACTAGATTGTATTATGCAATCCAGTTAGAAAATAACTTCCAAGGGGTTCCTGTATCTGCATACGTGGATCAACTAATCGGAACAAAGATAACTGGACTCAGATCTGGTGTAACTGCTGTTGTTGATAGCGTTGTTTTACCAGAAGATGCTGAAAATGGCAATTTGATTCTTTATATTAATTACTTAGGATCTAGTACAACTAATAATTCAACGCAAACTTTCTTTGATGCAGAAACTTTAACCTGCAATGAAATAATAATTTCTGGACTACTTGGAAATACAACCATTCCTGTTGGAGCTCCTTTTGCAAGCACTTTAGTCGCCAACGCTGCTGGCACTGGTTCTGCATTTTCTGTAGATTCTGGTGTTTATTTTGTAAGGGGCAATTTTATCAATGTAAGTAAAGAGACTTTGATCCTAGATCAACTAAGTAATACTTCAACTTATAGAATTGGATTCTTTGTCGAAGAAGAAGTTATTACAGCAGATTTAGATGAGAGTCTTAATGACAACTCTCAAGGTTTTAACAACTTTGCTGCTCCTGGTGCTGATAGACTTAAAATTAGTTTAAGTTTATTTAAAAAACCTTTAGATGATTTTGCTGATGATAATTTTATCTTACTTGCAACGGTAATCGACGGAATTCTTCAAGAAACTTCGACTAGAAAAGGTGATCTTGGCGGAGGTCCTGGTTATCTCGATGTTCGAGATATGATGGCTAGGAGAACTTTTGATGAATCAGGAGATTATTATGTAAGACCATTTGATGTTTCTATAGTAGAAGCTTTAAATGACCAACTCGGAAATAATGGAATATTTAATGCTGGTCAATTTACTCCTGGTGGAGTAACACCAACTGATAATCTTGCACTTTATAAGTTTTCTCCCGGAAAGGCGTTTGTAAAGGGATATGAAATTGAAACTCTTAATACTACTTTTATTGATGTAGATAAACCAAGAACTACAAAAACTTTAAAAAATCAAAACTTTGTTTATAATACAGGTGCGACCTTTAAAGTAAATAGTGTTTACAGGGCACCTACGATTGGAGTCGGAAATACTTATGTTGTAAGTTTGAGAGACCAGAGAGTTGGTGTTAACTCAGAGACTGCTCCTGGAAAAGAAATTGGTCTTGCAAGAGTATATGACTTTACCTTAGAATCTGGAAGTTATAGTGCTACTAATGCAAACACAAATCAATGGGATATCTCTCTTTATGATGTACAGACTACAACTGAATTAACTTTAAATCAAGCACATACTTTATCTATTCCTACCTTTGTAAAAGGTAACTCTAGTGGTGCTACTGGGTTTTTAAGACACTCTGTAAACGCAGGGACAGCAGTAACTGTTTATGAAACTAACGGAACCTTCATTAATAATGAAAGACTTTCCTTTAACGGAACTGAGAATGGAAGAATTGCCATTGCTGTAACAGAAAATAAAATTTCAAACATCAAATCTATTTTTGGTTCCTCAAATACTTTAGATTTAGCAGATGGAATTACTGGAGTTAATACTTTTAGTGCCAATATCCTACAAGAAAATAAATTTACAGTAGGTATTGCTACAATTAGTCCTAAATCTGGTGGTGTCAGCACGATTACTAGTTCCAATGCTTTGTTCCCAGGAACAGTTGTTAAGGAAAATGATTTAATCAAATATACTGATACTACCGCAGGATTAACAGAGGATCCTATTATCGCTAGAGTTACTAACGTAGCAACCTCTGGCGTTGCCATTGAAGGTGTTGCTACTGTTTCTGGAATCGCTAGTGGATTTTTACCAGCAACAACTTTAAGTGTCACTGACCTGCAAGTTCTTACATCAGAACTTGCCGACTCATCTGATAATACTTTATTCACTCCTTGCCCCAAACCAAACGTAGCAGGTGTAGATCTTTCTGAAACTATATTTACTATCAAAAAAACATTTAGTGTTGATATTACTAGTAATCAACTTTCTGTTGCTGTATCTGCAGGACCTAATGAGACTTTCCTTCCCTTTGATGATGAAAGATATATTCTTATTAGATCTGATGGAGTAACTGAGCAATTAACTTCAGACAGATTTGAGTTTGCTGGAGATGCCAAATCTTTACAAATTAGAAATCTGGGAACTAACGATACTGGTGCAACTTTAATTGCAACCTTAAGAAAAAGAAGTCCAACATCAAAAGTTAAAATTAAAAATAGAATCAAATCTATTATCGTTGATAAATCAAGACTAGAGGGATCTGGAATTGGAACAACGACACTCAACAACGGTCTAACTCATGGTAACTTTCCTTTTGGAACCAGAGTTGAAGATGAAGTAATTTCTTTAAATTCTCCAGATATCATTTCTATTCAAGGAATCTTTGAATCTGCAGATACGACCACTGCTTCTGCGCCAAAAGTGTCTTTACTTAATATAATCAGTCCATCCACTACAACTGCTGATATATTGATTGGAGAAAAAGTAGTAGGTGAAACAAGTGGTTCTATTGCTCTTGTTGCTGAGATTGTAAACGCATCTACTATTTCTTTCATTTACAAAAATGAATCTGTATTCGTTGAGGGTGAGACTATTACATTTGATGAATCTAATATTACCGCTAGAGTTTCTGTATTAGACACGCCTAGTTTTAATATCTCCTCAAACTACATCTTTAATACAGGACAGGAAGAAACAATTTATTCACATGGAAGCATAAAGAGAAAAGCAAAAAATTCTCCACCTGTGAAGCAACTAAAAGTTTACTTTACATCTGCTTCTTTTGAATCCACTGATAATGGAGATATTATAACTGTAGAGTCCTACAAAAATTTCGATTATTCTAAAGAAATTAAGTCTATCAATAATTTTAGAAATACTGACATTATTGATTTAAGACCAAGAGTTTCCGAATATACTGTTGCGGAAGATGTAAGGTCTCCTCTTGAGTTTGCTGGAAGAGTATTTAATGGTGCAGGACAATCTGTGCAGAATATATTATCATCCGATGAACAAATAACTGCTGATATCGCGTATTATCAAGGTAGAATTGATAAAGTATTTCTTACTAAAGATGGAAGTTTCCAGGTTGTTTATGGTGTACCTTCTGATGATCCAGTAAATCCAAATCCCATTGATGATGCACTTGAAATTTGCACCGTAGAGTTACCTCCATATTTGTTTAATGTTCAAGACGCAAAACTTGCATTTAATCAATATAAAAGATATCGTATGCAAGATATCAAAAAACTTGAAGATAGAATTAAAAGTCTTGAATTTTATACCACGCTTTCTTTACTAGAAAAAGAAACCGCGAACTTGTTTATCGCTGACTCTGAGGGTTTGAATAGATTTAAGTCTGGTTTCTTTGTTGATAATTTCTCAGGATTTTTAGCACAAGAAGATACTAAAGCTAACATAAACAATTCTATTGATAGAAGCAATAGTGAACTAAGACCAAGGCATTATACTAATGCTGTTGACATGATTCTTGGACCTGTTGTTGGTAGAGATCCAAATGCGGACTCTAGCACAACTCCTATTGAAGGTAATAATGTTAGAATCGGTGATGATGTGTTGACTCTTGATTATGCCGAGGTCTCATACATAACTCAAGCATTCGCAACTAGAACTGAGAGCGTTACTCCTTTCCTGATAAGTTTCTGGAACGGCACCATGGAGTTAACTCCTGCAACTGATAGTTGGGTTGATACAACCCGTTTAGAAGCAAAAATCATTCAGCAAGAAGGTAACTATACACAAGCTTATGATGAGTTAGTTGCTGCAGGAAGACTTGACCCTCAAAATGGATTTGGACCTATTATTTGGGATTCTTGGGAAACCAACTGGGGTGGAATTACTGAAGAAACCACTACAAGGACTAGAAGCACTAATGGTGGTCCTAACACTATTCATCGTCAGGGACCAGGTGGTAGAAGCAGAACAAGAACAGAAAGAAGAACCGTAACTGATTCAGTTGTTGAAGAAACATTTGTAACTAGAACTCAATCAGGTGTTCAATCCAGAAATGGAACACGATCTATTATCACTGAGCAATTTGATACTAGTTCTATTGGTGACAGGGTTGTAAGTAGAGATCTTATTGCAACTATGAGATCTAGAAATATTGAATTTGTTTCTAAGAAAATGAAACCACTTACAAGAATGTATGGTTTCTTTGATGGAGTAGATGTTACCAAGTATTGTGTACCCAAACTCCTTGAAATTTCAATGACCAGTGGAACATTCCAGGTTGGAGAAACTGTGGAGGGTAGGATTGTAAGAACAGGTCTTTCTGATCCTACTAGTGCTGCACCTCGTATTACATTTAGAGCTGCACAAATAAATCATAGAGAGGGTGGATATGACGCCCCCACTAAAACATTCCGCCAAAATCCCTATACAAATCGACCACTTTCTAATAATTATTCATCAACTTCAAATATTTTGAATGTTGATACGCTTTCTCTATCAGAGCAAGCACAAGGAGAGTTCTTTGGATATGTTCAAACTGGAATGGTATTTGTAGGAAAAACTAGTGGAGCACAAGCAACTCTAACTGATGTAAGACTTATCTCAGACCTTTCCGCTACTATTATCGGAAGTCTCTTTATTCCTGATCCTAATAATGTCAACTTCCCCAAATTTGAAACAGGAACTAAAGCATTTACGTTGCTGAATGATCCTGATAACAATCAAGATGCTGCAACCACTATCGCTGAAGAGAATTTCACCTCTTCAGGAACTTTAGAAACAATTCAAGAAAATATTCTTTCTGTTAGAAATGCCAGAATTGAACAAAAGAGAGAGTTCCAAGAAAGAAACGTGGAGCAATCTCTTGGAACTGAACTTGTTAGATCCAATACCACTACACGAGAAAGGACTCAAACGATTGTTACTTGGTATGATCCACTTGCACAATCCTTCTTAGTAGAAGATGAAACTGGAGTGTTTATAACAAGTTGCGACGTGTTCTTTAGAACAGTTGATGACATGGACATTCCTGTGGTCTTCCAAATAAGATCTATGGTAAATGGTGTTCCAAGTACCAAAGTCTTACCTGGTTCTGAAATTGTCTTAGATCCATCTGATATTTCAATTTCTTCGGATGGGTCCATAGCTACAAATGTTCAATTTAAAGCGCCTGTCTATGTTGAAGGGGGCACCGAATATGCAATATGCTTAGCATCTAACTCTACTAAGTATTCAGTTTATATCTCTAGAATCGGTGAGAACGATCTATTATCAGATACATTTATTTCTAATCAACCTTATCTTGGATCATTGTTCAAGTCTCAGAACAACACAACATGGGAACCAAGTCAATGGGAAGATCTTAAGTTTACTCTCTACAGAGCAGACTTTGTTGGAAGTGGAAGTGTCGAGTTCTATAGTCCAGAACTTACACAAGGAAATGCTCAGGTTGCTAAGTTACTTCCTGATCCTATTTCTATCTCAGCTAAGAAAATTAGAGTTGGTCTTGGAACCACCGTTGCAGACGCAGGGTACGAAATAGGTAATACATTCTTCCAAAATGGAACTAATGCTACGGGTGATTTAGTTGGTACTGCTGGATCAGCAACAGGACAGATGGGAGTATCTAACGCTGGTCTAGGATATATTCCTGA